GAGTAGCTTTAGCTATACTAGAATATATTAGAACTAATAAGAAAGATATTCTTAAGAAAGAGAAAGAACTAAATCGCTATACGAATAACAATGGCTGATATAACGATGTGCGAAGGTGTAGGGTGTAAATATAAATTAACTTGTTATAGATTTACGGCACCGCGAAATAAATATAGACAAACTTACTTTAAGGAAACTCCTATTGTAAATGAGGGATGTAAATATTATTGGAATAATAAAGAATATTTAAAAAAATAGTATTCGTTAATAAAATGTTTACTATATTAGCGTATAACTTTAAAACAAATAATTATGTATCGAACGTATTACGAAATGATGACTAACGCGGAACTCTTAGAGGACGCAACTAACGAGAGCCTTTTAGATTACTATAGAAAGGAATGTAAAGCGGTTTTATTATCTAGACTAGAATCTGAAAAAGAAATTATAGAGCTATGATAACCTTACTAAATAACGAGTCATACGGTAGAGACGAGATCCTAGCTATGATGTACGACGACGAATTTTACTACGGCCACTTAGGTAAAAACGCTTTAAGTAGTAGCTCTTTAAAAACTTTACTTAAATCTCCTAAGACTTATAGGAACGTAATTAAATACGGTTCGGGGGATAGTCCCGCTCTTAGATTAGGTAAGTTACTTCATTGGATGGTATTAGAGCCGCATAAGATAGATAAGCTTAATATAGTAGAAGCTAGTTCTAAGAATACTAAAATATATAAAGAGGCTTACGAAAAGGATAACGAAGTATTTCTAAGAAAAGAAATAAGCGATAGCGAAAGATTATCGGACGCTTTACTAAGAAACGAAGAAGTATTAAGATTATTAAGTAAATCTGAGTTCGAAGTTCCCGAGATAGCGATGATAGACGGATTACCCTTTAGAGCTAAAGCCGATATACTAAAGGACGATATGATAGTAGATATCAAGTCTACGGCCGATTTATCTACCTTTCGTTTTTCCGCTAATAAATACGGATATGATTTACAAGCTTATCTTTATCTTAAGATATTCGGAAAGAAGAAATGTAAGTTTATAGTAGTAGATAAAGCTTCTACGGACGTAGGTATATTCGAGACTAGCGATGAGTTTATAAAATCGGGAAAGGCTAAATTTATACAAGCCGTATCGATATATAAATACTTCTTTAGAGAAGATAACGATATAGACCAATACGTTTTAAGAGGAATATTATGAGTAAGTTTAGCTTCGATACCGTTAAGGATTTCGATAAGCATATAGATAAAAGTATACCTTCCTACTCTACTCTTTTAAATATAATAGAAAATATATCTTCTTATTTTATAAGAGATTATTATAACGTATACGATCTAGGATGCTCTACGGGAACTCTTATTAAAAGACTTTACGCTAAAGATAAAACGAAGGCTAATTTTATAGGCTACGATATATCTAATAATCTTTTACCCGAGATAGAGGACGATAGAATATACTTTTATAATAGAGATATTACTAAGGACGTTAATCTAAATAGAGCTTCTTTAATATTTTCTATATTTACTTTACAGTTTATAGATTATTATAAAAGAGAGAGAATACTTAAAAACGTATACGACTCTTTAATTAAAGGAGGAGCTTTTATAGTTACGGAAAAGATATTTTTAGAGGACGCGAGACTACAGGATATTTTTACTTTTTCTTTATACGATTATAAGATAAATTCTTTTACGGCTTTAGAGATATTAGATAAGCAGAGAGACTTACGGAAGATTATGTTTCCTATTAGCGAGAAAGAAAACTTAGAATTATTTAGAAAAGTAGGATTTAAAACTATAGAACCTTTTTTTCAATCTCTAAATTTTAAAGGATGGATTCTTTTAAAGTAGAATATAAGCCTTTACTACTAGAGGAGGTAATAGCCGAATCTAATAAAAAACTATTTAACGTAGTATCTACTTTCGCGGGAGGAGGAGGTTCTTCTTTAGGCTATAGATTAGCGGGAGGTAATATATTAGCTATTAACGAGTTCGTAGAAAGTGCTAGAGATACCTATAGATCTAACTGGCGAGAGACTAAGATATATCCTAGCGATATAAGAGAACTAAAAGGAAGTACTATCTTAAACGATCTAAACTTAAAAGAAGGAGAGTTAGATATATTAGATGGCTCCCCGCCTTGCGCCTCCTTTTCCCTTTCGGGTAATAGAGAAAAAGATTGGGGTAAAGAAAAGAAGTATAGCGATAAGACGCAAACGACCGACGATTTATTCTTCGAATACGCTAGACTAATAGACGAAATAAAACCTAAGACTTTTATAGCGGAAAACGTTAAAGGGCTACTTATAGGAAGTGCTAAGAATTTTTTCGGGAGTTCGCAGTTAGGCTTATTCGGAGGACATAGCGATACGATATACCATACCCTTACTAACCTAGGTTATAAAGTATATTATAAAGTTTTAAACGCTAAGAATTACGGAGTACCTCAGTCTAGGGAAAGATTAATTATAGTAGGAGTAAGAAACGATATAGATATACCTTTTAAGTATCCTAAGGCTAACGATTATATATTTTCTTTACGAGAAGCTTTCGAGGGTTTAGAACATAGTAAAGAGGAATTAGAGGAGGTTAATATAGATAGGTTCGCTATATATAAAGAGGCTATTAAATTAGAAGAGGGGGGTCAGAGCGAAAAGTATTTTAACCTAATAAAGTCTAATAGTAAAAAGCCTTCGGGAACGCTAACGCAGACGGCGGGATCGGTAGGAGCAGCTTCGATAATACATTGGGATAATAGAAAGTTTACCGTAAAAGAAGCTAAAAGGATTATGTCTTTTCCCGACGATTATATCTTAAAGGGAACTTATAGAGAAAAAGTAGAAAGACTAGGGAGAGCCGTACCTCCTTTATTAATGAGCGCGGTAGCGAAACAAGTATATAATTTAATTTTAAAGAAATGGGAAAACAATTAAATATCTACGGAAACGTAGAAGAAGGAAGTCTCTTAAGAGATAATATAGATAAAATAATATCTATACTAGAAAAGTATAAAATAGATAGCGTAGATAAACTAGAGAATATATTTAAAGGTCAAGAGGGAGAGAGAACCGTTAAAAAATATCTTAATAACGAGATAGGAAACTACGGAATGCAGATAGACGACTTTAGAATAAATAGAGAGGGAGGGTATCAGTTAAGCGAAATTAAAAGTCAATATAAGGTAAATAAAGGAGATTATTACTCCCCTATAGAGGGTCATGGGTTACACCCTGCGCAAGTAGAGGCTAGGGTAAGACTTTCCGAAAAGTACGGCTGGACCCCTATGTTATATATAAACTGTCTAACCGATAAAGTTATATATTACGGAGATCTTAGAGAATTACTAAAAACGGAGACGCATACTTTTTCTAAGGGAGACTTTAGAAAAGAAAGAATACTTTTTAATATAAAATACTTTAATAAATCAGTACTTGGATCGGAATATTATAAATGAATTTTATTTACTAGCTTTACAGGATCTTTCGGAGGGAGCTTCTATAGAAGAGTTAGAAAAAACTATAAACTACTACGAGGCTTTAGAAGATTACGAGGCCTGCGAAGGTATTCTTAGAGCTATAAAAGAAGTAAAAAAAAGTACTATTAACGCTATAAAAGATAAAATTAATGAAATTAGAAGAGATAATAAAGATAGTAGAAGAAGAGACTAAATATAATTTAGTAAATAGAAATAGAAAAAGAGAGATAGTTTACTCTAGAGCCATATACTATAAACTAGCTAGAGTACATACTAGGGAATCCTTAAACTCTATAGCTAAGAAAGTAAAAAGAGACCACGCTACGGCTTTACACGGTATAAAAGTATTCGACGAACAGATAAGCGTTTATAAAGACGCTATAGAATATCTTAAAGTATACGATAAACTAGATAATATTATTAAAAGATCTACGAATACTAGAGAGAGAGATATAAACCCTGGGCCGTATTATCGTAATAAATTCGCGAACGCTTTACTAGAACTAAGAGAAGAAAGAAAAGCTAATAGGTTATTAAAAGAACAATTAAGAATTAACAGTTAAACCTTTTTTTTATTATATAATTAATAATAATCTTTTTTAATTCTAATGGACGGAAGAAAAAATAACGGAGGGCATAAAACGGCGGGACGTAAATCTAAGTCAGAAGAGGTAGCTTTAGTAGAAAAGTTAACGCCCTTAGAACCTATCGCATTCGAAGCTTTAGAAGAAGGATTAAAGAATAAAGATTTTAAATTCGTGCAGTTATTTTATAACTACTACGCGGGTAAACCTAGAGAGACTAAGGATATAAATATATCCGAGGACTTACCTCTATTTATGGATTAAGAGATAACCTAAGCTCTTATCTGTAATTTTATATGCGGATAAAGAAAACCCCAGCTTTTTATAAATTAAAAGAACTAACCGAAAGAACTCGAGTAGTTAAAGGTGGTACCTCTGCGGGAAAAACTATCTGTATTCTAGCTATACTAATTAACGACGCGATTACTAACTCGGGAAAAGAAATAAGCGTAGTAGCGGAGTCTATACCAGCCGTAAGACGTGGTGCCTTAAAAGACTTCTTAAATATACTTAAAGGCCTTAATAGATATAAGGAAAACCAGTTTAATCGTAGTACCCTTAAATATACTTTTACTAATGGAAGCTATATCGAATTTTTTAGTACCGATCAGCCCGATAAATTGCGAGGTTCTCGAAGAACTGATCTCTTTATTAATGAGTGCAATAATATTTCTTTTTCTAGTTACGGTGAATTATCTATACGAACGTCTGGGACTATCTGGCTAGATTATAACCCTTCCCATATATTCTGGGTAGATAAAGAAATAATAGGAGAGCCAGACGTAGATTATATAACCCTTACTTATAAAGATAACGACGCTTTAGCTCCTTCTATAGTAAAAGAAATAGAAAAGGCTAGAGAAAAGTCTAAGACTTCTACTTACTGGGCTAACTGGTGGCGAGTCTATGGTCTCGGAGAGCAGGGAACTCTTTCGGGTGCGTGTATTCCCGATTGGAAAGAAATAGATAGTATTCCCGAAGAAGCTAGACTTATAGGATATGGCATGGACTTCGGCTATTCGGTAGATCCGAGTACATTAATCGCTTTATATAAATGGAACGAAGCCTATATATTCGATGAGGTTCTCTATAAGAAAGGAATGCTAAATAGAGATATAAGTAGATTCCTAAAGGATAATAATATTAAAGAAAATATTACGGCTGATTCCGCAGAGCCTAAGAGTATCGCAGAATTGGTAAGTTACGGCCATAACGTCTTTCCTGTTTCTAAAGGAAGAGATAGCGTAGTATATGGTATAAACCTAATAAACCAAAACGAGATATATATAACTTCTAGAAGTAAGAACTTAAAGCGAGAGTTAGAAGGCTACGTTTGGGCTAAAGATAAAGACGGTAATACGTTACAGAAGCCTAGCGGAGCGCATCCTGACTGTATAGATGCGGCTAGATATATTCTAACCGATACTCTAGAGAACCCGAATAAGGGTGAATATTTTATTTACTAATTTTTTTAGTTAATAAAAAGTTTATATATTTGAACTATTAAAACAATTTATTATGAGAAACTATAAAGAGATTAATACCGATAATTGGAGAAACGACTTTAGTACCGAGTACTATTTAATTAAAAAAGCTACTTCTAGGGAGCATAGAAAAAATAGCTTAAAGATAATAGGCTATGCGGCCTTATTTATAGCCCTTAGCTTTTTATCTATGTACGCTACTCTAGACTTAGCACTTTGGATATACTATGCGTAACCCTAGTATGCCTTGGTGTTTAGATAACGATATAAAGATATATCCTATCGTATGGAAAGAGGCTAGTCCCGAGAATCCTCCTAGATTAGCTATACAAGTAGATTATAAGGGTTTTAAAAGAACGGGAGATATTATTTGGAGTCAAAAGAATAAAAAAGAGAATTTAGATATGTATAAAAGAATAGAAGATCTTTACGATTATTATTATAAAAGAGATAAAGAATAGTTTTTTTTTTGATTTAGTTAGTTAATTAGTTAGGAGTCGTAGAAATACGGCTCTTTTCTTTTTATACATATTTAAGAATAAGTTATTATTAATATATGAAGCTAGAAATAAACGTACCCGAGAATCTTAACGAGATTACTTTAGAGCAATACCAGAGATTCGATAAGATAAATACGGAAGAAAACCAAGATTCTAATTTCTTACTACATAAGACTGTAGAGATATTTTGCGGCCTAGAATTAAAAGATATAGCTACGATTAGAGTTAATAGTATAAAAGAAATACTAGGAGATATAGATAAAGTATTCTCCGAGAAAACCGACTTAGTACCTACGTTTACTTTAGACGGTATAGAATACGGATTTATCCCTAACCTCGACGATATGACTATAGGAGAGTTTATAGATCTAGACGAAAACCTAACGGAGTGGGAGACTATACATAAAGCGATGAGCGTACTCTATAGACCGATTAATTATAAAAAAGAAGATAAGTATCTTATAGAAGATTATACGGGCTTAGATAAAGCCGAGCTATTTAAGAAGATGCCTCTAGGTATAGTAATGGGAGCGATGGTTTTTTTTTACCGTTTAAACAACGAGTTACTAGAAATTACCCTGAGTTATTTGAAGAGGGAAGCTCCGAACCAAATGAATACGGAATCATTAGCAGCTTTGGAAAGAAGTGGGGTTGGTTCCAGTCGATTTATGGACTCGCTAAGGGTGATGCTACCCGTTTCGATGACGCAACGAAATTAAATATGCATCAGGCTTTACTATTCTTAGCCTTCGAGAAAGAAAAGATAGAATTAGAAAAGAAACAGTTAGAAAAATTTAAGAAATGAAAGCCTTTTACGAATTAACAGATAAAATAAAAGATACCCTAATAGCCGAGCCTTTCGTTAATACGGTTACTTTCGGTAGCTTAGACGACGTAGATCTTAATAAGTCTACTATCTTTCCTTTATCTCATATTATAGTAAATACGGCTACGGTAAACTCTAATTTTATAACGTTTAATATTAGCGTTCTTTCTATGGACGTAGTAGACGAAAGTAAAAAAGAAACTACGGACGATTTTATAGGTAACGATAACGAGCAAGACGTACTTAATACGCAGTTAGCGGTACAGAATAGATTAATAGCTTTATTACAGAGAGGTACTTTATATCAAGAAAAATATCAAGTAGAAGGAAGCGTTACTTGCGAACCTTTCGTAGATAGATTCGAGAATAAATTAGCAGGCTGGGCCTCTACCTTAGATATAGTAATACAAAACGATATGACGGTATGCTAACTAAGGGAGAAGGTAGAAAGTTCTTAGAAGAGTTTAGAGATAAGGTCGTAAGAGAGGCTAAGCATAACTTATCTAAGAAAAGAAAAAGGGTAAGTAAAAAACTATACGAAAGTATAGACGGAGAGTTCGAGGTATTCGAAAATAGCTTTTCTCTTAGTTTCTCTATGGAAGAATACGGCTTATACCAAGATAAAGGGGTTAGCGGTACGGAAAGAAAATATAATACTCCTTACTCTTATTCTAGTAGTAGTAACTTAGTAGGCTTAGAATATCATACGGGCTTTCTATCTAAGTGGGCAAGAGCTAAGGGATTACAACCTAGATTAGGTAACGGTAAGTTTGGCTCTTATAAAAGTATGGGATATATCCTAGCTAGGAGTATAAAGAAGAAAGGTATAAAACCTAGTTTATTTTTTACTAAGCCTTTCGAGAAATACTTTAAGAAATTACCAGACGAACTTATAGAGAGGTTCGGATTAGACGTAGAAGATTTACTAGCCTTTTCGCTTAACGAAAAAAGATTAAGATCATGAGTACTAAAATAAACGTAAGAAGCCCTTATTACTTAAGCTATAGCGAACCGCCCGAACCGTTACCCGTATTTAATTGTAGTTACGCGAACGCGGTTAATTTTTCCGTAGACGAAAGCGGTACTATATCTTTACCTACTTTAGATTACGGAGCGATAGAATCCTATACTTCGGACGCAGCTGATTTTTCTAACGGTACATTTAACGAGGTTAGTAGCGATACTTTAAGAACTCTAAAACTTACTATTATAGCTCCCGAAGGTTTTGATAATCAAGGCGACGGGATTATTTGCGAAGTTACGGCGACTCAACCTTTAAAACCCGTAGACTGTCCTACCGTAGTAAGTCCTAGCGGATCTATTCCTAGCCAAGCTTTAAATACAGGAGGCTCTTCGGTTACTATAGACTACTCTAGTTATTTTACGGGTACTACTTCTGACTTTACGGATTATCTTATAAATAATAACGGATCTTATCTAGATGTAAGTATAAATAGTACGGATGAAGAAATAACTATTACCTCTAAATCAACCGCGGGAGTCTTTACGATACAATTAGAAAGAATAGATAATTCTACGAGCTGTAGCGCAAAACAAACTATAAGTACTACGCTTACTTCTTTAGCTACTTTTAACTGTACTACCGCTAATTTATTAGGAGGGGCTATAGGCGCAGACGGAAGTCTTACTACGCCTTCTTCTATAGGAACGATTACCGCGACTAAAGAAACGAGCGGAGGAGCTTCGGTAACTAGTATAGCAGCTAATAATACGGGATCGGATATAAGCGTAACTTTATATTACGACGTCTTAGTACCTGCGGGTTATTCTAATACGGGATCTACGATAGAATGTAACGTAACTTATACGCAAAGATCTAATATAATAACCCCTACTTTTACTTGCTCCGACGTAGACTTAGACGATCAAGCTATTTTAGTAGACGGTAACGTAACTGCGGGAGTCGCTAAATATTATGGCCCTAACGGAAGAGAATATTTAACTATAGAAAGTTTTACTCCTACTAATTTTCCTCAAGTAAGCGAAATTACTCGAAGAGATGTAACTTATACTATAGAAGTTCCTAGCGGTTTTACGAATACGGGAAGTACTATAGACTGCGAAGAAAGAATAAAACAACCTGCGGCAGATATTCCAGTAGCTGGGCCTTGTGATAATAAAATTAATACTTGGTATATCGGAGTAAATACCGGAGATAACTATACTAATTTTGACCGAAAAAATATAGCAGCCGTTACATTCCCAATTAATGCTGAAGACGTATTATCTCCTAATGGTAGTTGGGAAGGTAAAACTTTATGCTATAATGGAAGCGTAATTAATGTTCCTAACGGTAATCATACCTATATAAGAAAGACAAAAGGAAGTTTATATGCGCAGCAAAGTACTCAATTTGAATACGTTATAGTTTTTGGTAGTGCTAATACTATTAAGGCTGTATATTTAAAGGACTGGAATACTAGACAATTAAGAAGATTATAAGATGGCATTTGATAATATAGTTTTAGATATTTATATATATACGGGTTTAGCTTCTAGTTATACGGGAAGTGATAAAAAATATACTCTAAATAAATCTTTAATAACGGGGGAGACTAAAATTAATTTCGAGATAGCGGAATTAGTAAGGGATTATATAAATATAGAATTTAACGATAACTATCTTAGTTATACCGTTTGGGTAAGAACCGACGCTATTATAAGAGACGAAAACGATACCGAATTTAGTTACGGTAGCCCAGAGTCTAATACGTTTATAGCTTTCGACGGCTACGGATATTTCGAAGAAGGAATAAACCCCGAACTAGATAGAGACGCTTTAATAAGTACCTCTACTTTATATATACCCGAAGATACGGCGGGTAAGCTTCCTATATTCGCCGAAGGAGTAGGAAAAGTAACTATAGATAGTAGCGATACCGAAATAACGGATAACGGTAATACTAACCAAAAGATACAGTATATAACTATACCCGCTAATAGTTCTATTATTAGAGTTTACGATACGGACGATTCTACTCTTTTAAAAACTATAAATATAAATAACGTATGCGAACCTAAATTTACTCCTTATAAAGTTACGTTCGTAAATAAGTTCGGAGCGTTTCAAGATCTATACTTCTTTAAAAAGACTACGGAAAGCTTTAACGTAACCGACGAAACTTATAAGAGAAATATCTTCGAGAATAATAACGTTACCTACGATACTTATAGAGGGCAGAGAGAGAGATATAATACTAACGCGAAAAGTAGTATAAGTCTTAATACGGGATTCGTAAACGACGACTTTAATAGTACTATAGAGGAGCTATTCTTATCGGAGAAAGTCTGGATTCGTTGGAATAATAAAACCTTACCTATTATACCTAAAAGTAAAAACCTAGAATTAAAAACGAGCTTAAATAATAAACTTTCTAACTATACGATAGATTTCGAATTTGCCTTTAATAAGATTAATAACGTAAGATAATGATTAATCTACAGTTATATATATTAAACGAGAACGGGAAGTCTTACGACGAAGTAGAACTCTACGATAACGAAACGGTTAGTTATACGCAATCGTTACAAGACGTTAGGGATATTTCTAAAGTCTTTTCGGATTTTACTAGGACTTTTAACGTACCCGCTTCTAAGACTAATAATATAATATTTAAACATTTCTATAATTACTTTATAGACGGATTCGATCCTAAGAGAAGGCATAAGGCTAAGATATACCTAAACTACGAACTATATAAAGAAGGCTATATAAAACTAGAAGGGGCTACTACTAAAGATAATAGGCCTTTTACTTATAGACTTACTTTCTTCGGTAGCGGAGTTATTCTAAAGGACGTATTTAGAGAAAAGAAACTAGCCTCTTTATCTTATCTTATTAGTAATTTTAAATTCGATTATACTTCGAGTAACGTAAGAACTTACTTACAAGACGGTAAGGACGAAAATTTTTATATCCCTATAAAAGGCTCTAGTACTACGGTAGATAATATAGATATTAAGGACGCTATAGTTTTTCCTCTTATATCTCATACGGATAGAATGATATACGATAGTAATCCTTCTTATACGGGTGTATCGGGAGAGGCTAACTTAGCAAACGTAAGTAACGGAGGACTAAGTATAACTCAATTAAAACCCGCTATTAGAGTACACGCTATTATAAAAGCTATAGAGGCACAATATAAGGAAAGCGGTATAGAGTTTACTACGGACTTTTTTAACGAAACTAACCTACCCTACTATAATTTATATCTCTGGCTACATACTAAAACGGGAGGTTTATTTACGGACCAAGAAGGGGGAACTTATTTCGAGAACTTTACTGTTTTATCGGGTTCGGATACGGGAGCTACGGGAGTAGGTATAATACAAAACGGTAATACTTTTACGACGCCAGATCCTGCTCAAGTTATTAGTAATCCTACTAGAGCGAATAAACAAAGAAGCTTAAGTCTAAGCGTAGAAACTAACGTAAGTGGGCCTTTTACCGTTATAATATACGACGAACAAGGTAACGAGTTCGCTAGTTATACGGGTAGTCAAACTAACGGTGTATTTACTCCTATAGCAGAGAAAGACGAAATAGAGATAGATCAAGGTTCTTATAGATTCGCGGTTAGATCTAATACTCCTTCGGACTTTACTATTAAAGTAAAAGTTACTAGGAAAGCTACCGTAATAGGAAAAAGAGAGATTAATTTTACTGGTACGGCTACCGTAGGAGCGGATACGGAATTATACGCTGCTAATCAAATGCCCGATATAACTATTTTAGGATTTCTTACGGGGCTTTTTAAAATGTTTAATCTTACGGCGTTTCAAAACGACGAAGGTAAGATAGTAGTACAGACTTTAGATAAGTTTTACTCGGATAGCGATAAGATTTACGATATAACTCCTTATATAGATAAAGATACCGTTACCGTAGATTCTATAGTACCTTATAGACAAGTTACTTTTTCTTACGAAGGGAGAGATACTTTTTTAGCAGCTACTTACGAAGATCTAAATAATAAAGACTGGGGAGGCCTACATTATAAAGAGAACGATAATAATCTAGGTACGGAGTATAAGATAGTAGCTCCTTTCGAGCATATGTTATTCGAGAAACTTACGGACGCTAACGATAACTCGGATACGGGTATACAAATAGGTTGGAGCGCAGACGAAAAACAAGAGCCTACTATAGGAAAGCCTCTTTTATTTTACGCAGTAAGTAAAGAAATAAGTGAGCCTATAAAACTTATAAACTTCGATAGTAGTACTACTACTTTAACGGCAAATACTAAAGTATATATGCCTTCTAACTCTATAGAATTAGGAGATAACTTAACAGATTCGATAAATATTAATTTCGCTTCCGAGATAAACGAGTACGCGGAGATACCCTTTAAGAATACTTTATTTAATCAGTATTATAAAAACTATATATTAGATATATTCGATAAACAGAGAAGGTTAACTAATACTTCGGCGTATTTACCTCAGAGGATATTATCTAATTTAAAGTTAAACGATAAAGTTTTAATTACGGATAGGCTCTATAAGATAAATAAGCTAACGACTGATTTTCAGAAACTACTTACTAATTTAGAGTTAATTAATACTACCGCCGTAGAAGGAAAGACTATAATTAGAGATACTATTTATAGAGAAGAGGAGATAGTTTTAAGTAATAAATGCGCTACTGCTGATTTCGATACTATTAAGGTAGACTCTACTATAATTAAAACAGACTGTACCGATTCTAAGAGTAATGACGGTTACGTCTTTATAAATAATTCTAACGACGGTACGACGGCCGTAGATAATAATCCTCCTACTAGCGTAAACGGAGACCCCGTAGAGGTTACTCCTCCTACTTTATTCGACCCGCATATTACCGTAGATAGTACTTTAATTAAGGCAGATACGATAGATTATAAAGCAGACGCTAATTTAAGAGAGGTAACTTCTTCTACGTTTAGAATAGGTTATCAAGTTAAAAGTCTAGGTAAAATAGGAACGGCTGATAATATTGACGAATACGGATTTTTATATAGTACTACCTCTACCGATTTAGTAGGTACGGACGTAGACGATATAGCAGCGATCGCGGGAGTAACTAAAATAGACTATCCTACGGCTAGTAATAATAAAAGGCCTACCGTTCCCTTTAGTTCTAGTTATCAGAAAAATAACGCGACCTCTACTACGACTTACTACTTTAGATTCTACGGTAGAACTAATACAGGTTTAGCTTACGCAGAGGCGGACGCTCTAAGTGAAATAGAAGAAATTACTACGTTATGATAAGTAATATATTAGATATGCTAGAAATAGCTAAGAACGAAGATAATATAGGAGACTATACTTTTATAGCTCTAGGTAAGAATAAAGCTCCCGAGAGTATTAAGGAGGCGTATAAACAACATAAGAGAGAGGTATGGCAGTTAAAAAGACAATAGAAATAGACGTAAACGCTAAGTCTCTAGGTCAACTAGAGGGTATGCTAGAGGACGTAAACCAAGAACTAAAAGACCTAGATAGAAACTCGGACGCTTTTAAGGAAGCTGCTAAGAAGTCGCAGTTACTTACTAAAGAGATAGAAAAGGTTAATAATCAGATAGAAGGCTTTAATCTAGACGATAAATTACAAGCTGCGGACGGTGCGGCCAAAGTTTTCGGGGGTTCTCTCTCCGCCGTAGTAGGTACTCTAGGTACTTTAGGTATAGAGTCAGAAGTTTTCGGAGAGTTCGAAGAAAAGGCAGCCTCTGCTATCGCCGTAGGTTTAGGAATTAAAGACGTATCGGAAGGATTTGGTCAAGTAGCACAAGCTGCTAAAAAATCTGGAGTAGCTGCTAAGCTATTCGGATCTACTACTAAGAAGGCAATATTAGCTACTGGCGTAGGAGCTTTCGCAATATTATTAGCTGCTATAGTAAATAATTGGGATAGTATTACTAAGGCCGTTAAAAGATTCGCTAGTAACGTACCATTTATAGGTAAGGCTATAGACGCAGTTAAGACTACTTTTAATAATCTATTCGATGCCGCTCGACCCGTATTAGAGTTTTTAGGTATACTACCCGACGAAGCCGAAAGAGCAGCGATAGCGACTAAGAAAGCGGTAAGTAATTCTATAAAAGAGTTAGAAAGAGAGATAGCGGTAGCCGAAGCTGCGGGAGAGTCTGCTAAAAAGATTTTCGATTTAAGAAAAAGATTACTAGAAGCGGAGTTACAACAATTAAGAGATAGTAACGCGGAGAAGGAAGAGATATTTAAAAAAGAGACCGAACTTTTAGCTTTAGAAGCAGCGGAGCAGAAGAGAATACGAGAGGGTAAAGTAGACGTAGTAAAAAGAGAGAAAGTAGAAACGGTAAACGTTATAACTTCCGAAGGACTTAGAGAAGTAGAGGCCGAAGGAATAAAAACTCAGCAAATAAGTATCTTTAATAAGGACGCTGCGGATCAAAACGCTGCTTTACTACAAGCTCAGATAGAAAATCAACTTAAATTAGACGCTGCTAGACAATCCTCTTTAGATAACGTAATAGCTATAGCGGGGGCAGAAAGTGCGGTAGGTAAAGCTGCTCTTATAGCAAAGTCGGTATTACAAGCTAGGGAATTAGTATTAGAGGCTACTAAAACTATTAGCTTTGCGACTCAAGCAGGTGCTAGAAGTACGGTAGCGGTCGCGGAAGGAACGGCACAGACGGCTAAGGTAGGTTTTCCTCAGAATATACCTTTACTTATAGGATATGCGGCTCAAGCTGCGGGTATCTTTATGGGTATTAAAAACGCTATAGGCGGTGCTAAAACCGCTGCGGGAGGAATAGGCGGAGGAATGCGAGGAGGTAGATCGGAGTCTCAAGCCCCTTCGTTTAATATCGTAGGAGCTGCTCCCGAAAACCAACTAGCGGAGGCTTTAGGACAAAACGAATCTAAGCCTATAAAGGCCTTCGTAGTAAGTAACGAGATTAGTAACCAACAAGAATTAGATAGAAATATTACTAACGAAGCTTCGATAGGATAACAAAACCTCTTAAAATTTATTATAATAATATGGATATAGTAGAACTTTTTATAGACGAAGAAGATGAGATTTCGGGAATCGAGGCAGTATCTATAGTAGAAAACCCAGCGATTGAAGAGGACTTTATAGCATTAAAGAACCACGAGGTTAAATTTGCGGAAGTGAACAAAGAGAAGCGTATTCTAATGGGTGCTGCTCTTATTCCTAATAAACCGATATATAGAAGAAGCGAAGAAAACGAATATTATATTTACTTCTCTAGAGATACGGTAAGAAAAGCTAGTGAACTATTTTTTATAAAAGGTAACTATAATAAATCTACTTTAGAACACGGAAAAGCTTTAAGCGGTTTAGTAGCCGTAGAGTCTTGGTTAGTCGAAGATTCTAAAAAAGATAAAAGCGCAGCTTACGGTATGGATATGCCCGTCGGTACCTGGATGCTCTCTATGAAAGTACTAAACGACGACGTTTGGGAAAATTACGTTAAAACGGGTAAGGTAAAAGGATTTAGTATAGAGGGATATTTCGCGGATCGTTTAGAAAGACCTAACGAACCTAATAAATTAAGCGATTGGGAAGAAGAAGAAGCGGAATACTTATTAAGCGAGATAAAAGGTATAATTAAAAAGGATAAAAGATTTAAAGACGGTAAGACTATAGAAATGGAATCCTATAGAGACTACCCCGATAGTGTAAAAAATAACGCTAAAAGAGGTATAGAGCTAAACGAGAAAGTAAATAATAAATGCGCTACTCCCGTAGGTAAGATTAGAGCGCAACAGTTAGCTCAAGGTAAACCTATAAGCGTAGAGACTATAAAAAGAATGTATAGTTATCTATCTAGAGCGGAAGAGTATTACGATCCTTCGGATAACGAAGCTTGTGGTACTATAAGCTATTTACTTTGGGGAGGTAAGACCGCTAAGTCTTGGGCCGAATCTAAACTTAAATCTCTAGACTTAATTTAATGAGAGATTATAACGAAAAAGCTCCGAGTCCTAAAAACGATAGAAGAGGATGTCTCTGTAAAGACGGTACTTATTCTAGAAAATGCTGCGACGGTTCTTTTCAAGCACAAGGTATCGGGAATATAACTAGATACCGTTTTTTTCTTTATACGGAAGAAGGAGAAAAATTTATTCAAGAAAACGAGAGTAAACTATATCAATAATGGCAGATAAAAAAATAAGCGAACTTACGGACGCTACTACCTTAACAGGTACGGAGATAGTCCCTTTAGTACAAAGTAGCTCGACTAAAAAAGCTACTATAAACGATATTACTAATCATATTATTACGGTATCTAAAACGGTTACGGCAGGAGAAACGGTAGACTTAGGAGACTCTGCCTATACTAACGCTATGATGGTTAAGCTTACTTGGAGCGGAGCAACGGGAACGGCTACTTATACGTTACCAGACGCTACTTCTTCTAACTCTACTAATAGGGTTTTAAGATTTATTACCAATAGTACATTCTCCGCTAGCACTAGAGTAGACTTAACCCCAGCTAGTGGGCAAAACCTAGACGGTAGTACCTCGGCCTACGAAATCAATAAAGATTACGAAGGTATAGCGGTTTGGTCAGACGGTAGCGAGTGGTTTATTATACAAAAGAAAGCGTAAAAATCTAACAAAGTATTTATTAATTTATTATAACTATATGAAAGCAACCGAAGTACTTAAAAAAGCAAAAGAGCTTCTTTCTATCGAAACGGAAGAAGTTAAACTAGCGACGGCTACTTTAGAAAACGGGACTATTATCGAAGCAGAGTCTTTCGCTGCGGGAGAAGAAGTCTTTATCGTCACTCAGGACGAAAAAGTAGCATTACCCGTAGGGGATTATACTCTAGAGGACGGAAACGTTTTAATGGTCAAAGAAGAAGGAATTATCGATTCTATTGGCGAAGCTGTAGAGGAAGAAGAGCCTAGCGAGGAAAGTCTTAACGAGGAAACAGAACTCGAAGAAGATAAAGAAGAAATGGGATACGCTACTAAAGAAGAACTTGCAGAAGTTAAGTCTATGATCGAAGAGATTAAGGCTATGATCGAAAGTAAGGAAGAAATGAGCGAAGAAGTTTCTGAAGAGCCTAAGGAAGAACTTAGCGAAGAAATTAAAGAGGAAGAAATTAAAGAAGAGCTTTCCGAAATTCCTAAGGTTAAACATAACCCCGAGAAAGAAGAAGATCGTAATTTAAATCTATTTGCTCAAAAAAGAGTATCGACTACTTACGATAGAGTATTAAGTAAAATATCAAAAATTAATAATTAAATAAAATGGCAACAACAACTTCAATTACGAGTACATACGCGGGTGAGTCAGCTGGTCAATATATTAGCGCAGCTTTACTTAGCGGATCTACTATCGAAAATGGCGGGATTACGGTCAAGCCTAACGTTAAATTTAAAGAGGTAATTAAGAAGGTATCTACTAACGATATCGTAAAAGACGCTTCATGCGACTTCGACGCGACTTCTACTATTACCCTTACCGAAAGAGTTCTTCAACCAGAATTTCAGCAGGTCAACCTACAGTTATGTAAGAAAGACTTTATCTCTGATTGGGAAGCGATTCAGATGGGATATTCGGCGCATCACGACTTACCTCCTTCTTTTAGCGATTTCTTAATTTCTCACGTAGCTGCTAAAGTAGCGCAGAGAACAGAAAACTCTATTTGGGCGGGAGATACTTCTACTAACGGACAGTTTAACGGTTTAACTACTCAAATCGCTTTAGACGCAGATTTACCTTCTGGTCAAGAAGTAGCGGGTGCTACCGTAACTGCTTCTAACGTAATTACAGAGCTTGGTAAAATCGTAGACGCTGTTCCTTCGGCTCTTTACGGTGCGGAAGATCTTAACGTATATGTTTCGCAGAATATCGCGAGAGCATATGTACGTGCTTTAGGTGGATTCGGTAGCTCGGGCTTAGGCGCAGCGGGTACTAACGCAATGGGTACTCAATGGTGGAATAACGGATCTCTTACTTTCGACGGAGTAAAAATCTTCGTAGCAAACGGATTAGCGGATAATACAGCTATCGCCGCAGAGAAAAGCAACCTATTCTTCGGGACTGGTTTATTAGCAGATCATAACGAGGTGAAGGTTTTAGATATGAGCGATCTAGACGGTTCGGATAACGTTCGCGTAGTAATGCGATTTACGGCTGGAGTTCAGTACGGGATAGTAGAAGATATCGTAACATACGGTATTACTAACTCTGCTAACTAAGAATTAGAATAGTTTAACTTAAAGGGGTAGGTAAGCCACGGAGCCTGCCTACCCTTTTTTAATATAGAAAAGATATGGCATGCGAGTTAACAAGAGGGCGTAAGGAACCATGTAAGGACGTAGTCGGTGGTCTAAAAAATATTTACTTCGTAGACTTTGGAGATCTAGGAACGGTAACTAAAACAGACGACGAAATTACTAACCTTACGGGAGATAGTTCTAACGACCTTACGGCTTTTAAATATGAATTAAAAGGTAATAGTAGCTTTGAGCAAACGGTAACGGCTTCGAGAGAAAACGGTACGGTATTCTACGAGCAGATTTTAAACCTTACTCTTAAAAAACTTTCTAAGGAAGATAATAAAGAGTTAAAATTACTGGCTTACGGGAGACCTCACGTAGCGGTGGAAGATTATAACGGTAACGTTTTTATGATGGGTCTAGAACACGGAGCGGACGTTTCTGGAGGTACGATAGTAAGCGGGGCATCGATGGGTGACCTTAGCGGATATACTCTTACGTTAACGGCTCAAGAAAGAGAACCAGCTAACTTTATGGCTTCGGCTACGGTAGACGCTGACTATCCGTTCTCTGTAACTGATTTCGCAGGATTAGTCGGATCGATTACGATTACGGAAGGTACGAACTCTTAAACCGAGTTTTTATTTGATTTAAAAGGGGGTAGCTATATAGTTACCCTTTTTTTATTATAACAAATTAGACTTTTTTTTATTATATAAGTATGATAATATTAGAAGAGTCAGCGAGTAGTCAAACGTTTAGTTTTATTCCTAGATCCTATACGTCGGGAATAACTTATACTATTAAGATAACTAACGAGACGACTAATAAAGAAGTATACGCTTCTACGGCAACTTCTTTTACGGAAGTAGATTATTACTACGAGCATAGTGATATATTTACTCTAAAAGAAGATACTTACTATACTATAGAGATTACCGCTAGTAGCGAAGTAGTATTTAGAGATAAAATATTCTGTACTAACCAAACAGTAAGTACTTATTCTATAAATAATAACGCTTATATAGTAAATAGCGACGATAACGAATTTATATTAATATAATGGATAACTTACATATAGTAAACCTTTCTTCTTATAATAGGCCTAAGGTTCAAGAAGATAAAAAAAAGGACTGGGTCGCTTACGGCTCGGATAATAACTATTATCAATACCTAATAGACCTTTATACTAATAGTACTACTAATAACGCTATTATAAACGGAGTAAGTAATTTAATTTACGGTAAAGGCTTAGACGCTTTAGATAGTTCTACTAAGACGGACGAATACGCTGCCCTTAGATCGATCTTTAAGAACGAATGCCTTAAGAAGGTAGCCTTAGACTTAAAACTCTTAGGAGAGGCTTCTTTTCAAGTATTATATAAGGACGGAAGGGTTTATAAAGCGGAGCATTTTCCGAGACAGACCTTAAGATCCGAAAAGTATAATAAAGACGGAGATATAGAAGCTTATTACTATTCTCCTAACTGGTCTAAAGTAAAAAATACAGATAAACCCGAAAGAATAGCAGCTTTTGGTATGGGTAACGGAATAGAGCCAGAGATTAAAATAATTAAAAAATACGTTTCGGGTTACGATTATTACTGCCCCGTCGATTACGCGGGATCACTAGCCTACGCCGAGCTTGAGAGCGAAGTAGCGGATTACCTGATTAACGATGTACAAAACGGGTTTTCGGGCACTAAAGTCGTAAACTTTAACGCAGGGATTCCAGATAGAGAGAAGCAGCTACAGATTAAAAACGACGTAATGCATAAGCTTACGGGTTCTAGAGGAGAAAAAGTAATTATAGCTTTTAATAATAGCGCAGAGCAAAAGACTACTATAGACGATATACCTTTAGATAACGCTCCCGCACATTACGAATATTTAGCTAACGAATGCTCTACTAAACTAATGGTAGGTCATAGAGTTACTTCTCCTTTACTTTTAGGGATTAGAGACGGTAATAACGGACTAGGTAATAACGCAGACGAAATAAGAACGGCTTCTTTATTATTTCAGAACGTTACGATTAGACCTTACCAAGATTTAATTATAGATTCTATAGAGCAGATTCTAGCGATTAATGGGATTAGTCTAAAATTATATTTTAAAACGCTTCAGCCTTTAGAGTTTATCGAAACAGATAACGCTATTACGGACGAAGCTAGAGAAGAAGAAACGGGAGTAAAGCTTAGTAAAGAAGAGCCAACGGACGAAGAGTTATTAGAGAGCCTAGAAGGATTAGGCGAAACGGAGGAGGAGCTATTAGAGCAGGGCTGGGAACTTTTCGACGAAAGAGCGGTAGATTACGAGCAGGAAGAGGCCTTAGATAAAATGCTAAGCTTAGCTTCCGTAGTACCTAGTAGAGCAACGGCTAAAAGTGGATTAGACGGAGAGACGGAAACAGGTAAAAGATACTTAGTAAGATATCAGTACGCTCCTTTAATCGTTAGCGGTAACTCTAGAGAGTTCTGCCGTAAAATGGTAAGAGCTAAAAGAGTCTATAGAAAAGAGGACTTAGATAAAAATAGTACCGCGAATAGCGAACTAGCTGCTAAAGGAGAATCTAGCTATAATATATTTTTACATAAAGGCGGGGCTAACTGTAAGCATTACTTCTTAAGAAAGACTTATATATTTAAAGACGGCGTAAAACCCGATCCTAATAGTCCTAAGGCAGATAGAGCTTATAAGAGTAAAAGAGAAAAAGAAGGAATTAAAGACCCCACCTCTGCGGAAGAACCTAACCTAGTTTCTACGCGACCTATAGATACACCTAATAAAGGATATAAAAACCCTAGATAATTATGGCAGAGGCATTATTAATATCGAGAAAAGACGTAGTAAAGTTTACCTCTATGAACGGTAATATAGATACGGATCATTTTATACAATACGTTAAGATTGCGCAGGATAAGCATATAGAAAACTATCTAGGAAGCGACTTAATAAATAAAATAAAAGCGGATATAGTAGCTACTAGTTTATCGGGAGATTATCTAAGTCTAGTAAATAACGAAATAAAACCAGCGTTGTTACATTGGACTATGGTAGAATATTTACCTTTTAGTAATTATACTATCGCTAATAAAGGGGTATTTAAGCATACGAGCGAAAACGCAGATAGCGTAAGTAAAGAGGAGATAGACTACTTAATAGAAAAAGAAAGAAATACGGCGCAGTACTATACGGATAGATTAATAGACTATCTAACCTATAACGCTCCTTCTAAGTTCCCAGAGTACTATAGTAATACTAACGAGGATGTATATCCAGATAAGGATTTATTCGGTGGATGGGTTATTTAAGAGAAAGAAAAGTAAAATATAAACCAAAGGAAAAAAATATAGTTAAATTAGAAAACTATATTAAAAACCTAGATAACAAATTGGTGAAAAAATTATTAATATAATATGGCAGGTAGACCTATAATAGATTGGTACGGTAGAAATACTATAGGATGGGGTCAGACCTACGAAGTATCGCATGCGGGTAACGTAAACGAAGCTAATTATTGGGGTTATATATACCCTTTTAATTACGACGGAAGTACTTTCGATATATCGAGTACGGCGGTAACGGCAGATAATAATATATATACGGCAGATCAAACACAATTTTAAATAAAAAACAATGGCTAAACAACCTATAGATATCGGTAGTAGCGCAAACGACGGGACAGGAGATGCTCTTCGAGTTGCTTTCGATAAAACTAACGATAATTTTAACGAGATCTACGCAGACGATTTCGTAACTACGGCTAGGATAGCAGACGACGCTATTACGGAAGCTCACTTAGACGCGACTAATGCTCCTACCGATAACTACGTTTTAAGTTACGATACTGCTACTAGTGGTTTTACTTGGGTCCAACAATACGACGGAGATATAACTGGCATCGTAGCTGGTGGAGGTCTTACTGGAGACGCTACTTCTGGAGATGCTTCTTTAGCAGTAGGAGCAGGAACTGGTATAACAGTAAACGCAGACGACGTACAAATAGCAGACGGAGGAGTAGATACTTTACAACTAGCTGCAGACGCAGTAGACGGCACTAAAATAGCAGACGATAGTATAGATAGCGAACATTATGTAGACGGCTCAATTGATTTAGCACACCTTTCCGCTGATTCAGTTGATGGAACAAAAATAGCTGACGACTCAATCGATTCCGAACACTACGTTGATGGGTCTATCGATACTGCACATATAGCGGATGACCAAGTTACATACGCTAAACTAGAAGGAAGATATACGGCGGTACAAAATATTTCTACTACGAGTGGAACTATTAATTTAGACGCTTCTTCTTACGCTGCTTTTAATCTTACAGGAAACCTTACTACGGCTACGTTAAATATTCAAAATATGAAAACGGGCCAAGTAATAGATATTTTACTTTCGGGTACTTTATCTAGTGCGGCAATAACTTTAGCGGACGATTTTACTACTTCTTCTATTAATAAAGTAGGAAGTAATGATTTAGATACAGCAGAAACTAATTTAATTCAAGTTCTTTGCGTAGACGATACAGATTCGGATGCAATATTAACTTGGGCAGTAGCAACTTATACAACCGATACAAGCGCATAATTATGAAAGCAATACAAATAGACGGATTAATAAAAAAATATAATAGTATTCCAAGTTCTTGGGGTAGGGTAATAGCAGGATTTGATTTACTATCTTCTACCGAATGGGAGGCAGCTGGATTTTATGACGTAGTAGTTCCTGCGGTAGATAATAATACGCAGTACTTAGGAAGTTTAGAATGGGATGCGGATGCTTCTGTATTTACTTACCCTATAATAGATAAGACTTGGACAGAAACTGTATCTGAATTAAAAGAAGCTAAGATTAAGGAATTAAAAAGCCTTTATAATAATAAGCTTTCTAAAACAGACTGGTATATTATAAGAGAGTCTGAAAACAGTACTGAGATACCTCAATCTATATTAGACGAAAGAACGTCTTTACGAACTGAATGCGGAACTAAAGAAGAAGAGATTAATGCTTTAACTACTAAAAAAGCTGTTGTTTCTTATCAAATAGAAAGTTTTATATAAATGGGATTTAATAAAAAGTTTTTTACAACAGGTGGTATCGTAGCTTCTACACCCTCAGTAGTAGTAGGTGGTAGAATCCCAGCCTGTAGCGGAGCTAAATGGGTAACCGCAAACGGAGATGGATCGATAGGATATACTACAAGCGAAAGTTTATCTGGAACTTGGTCTAAAACGTCGATGTTTACTTCAGAAGCAAGTTGTGTTTTATGGAACGGAACAGCTTGGGTAGTAGGTGGCGCAGGGACTTATACTTTAGCTTATTCTTCTAACGGAACTTCTTGGACGGGAATTAATTTAAGTGGGCAAAATGGTGTTACTATTGGGTATAATGGTACCTATTGGTTTTTAGGAACTAACAGTTCTGCTTGGTATACTACAGATGCTACAGCTTCCTCTGGGTGGACTCAAGTAACTAATGGTATAAGTTGTGGTATGTCCAATGGTGGTTCAAATGTTATTTGGGATGGTACTAATTGGGTTATAGGTGCCGCACCCAATTTATATAAAGTAGCAGGAGTTAATCCTAATGGAACTAAAACAACATTATTAAGTAATGTTTGGTCTGTAGTAGACTGGGGAGGGCCTAACGGTAAATATGTTATTAGTGAAAGAGGAGGTAGTCAATACGTTAGAACTATGGATGATAGTGATGGTACTAATATGACTAATGTAGTAACTAGTTGGGGTTTAGGAATTATGGCGGCAGCAACTCCTAACGGTGCTTACGCAGTAGACTGTTGTGGTTTTAATTTTGCTTATTCTCCCGATTACACTAATTGGACTAAAATAGGTGGTAATGGCTCTTATAGTAATGTAGGACAAGGACAATATAACGGAACTGTATATGGGGCACAATCTGGGGCATCGACGGATTCTATATATATTCAAGGTAATGATAGTATAGGGGTTAACCTAACCTCTGCAAGTATTACTAATACAGGTATGGGTACTGGTACGAATATTCAATATATAGGCTCAGATAATGATAGAAATAGATTTTATCCTTACGTAGATTTGTAAAATTAATGGAAAATTTGAAGATATACGGATTTAACGCAATAGCATTAGCATTATCTATAACAGAAATTAACCCTATTCTTCAGACAATTTCATTACTATTGGCGATAGGTTATACTGTAATACAAATAAGTAAAAAACTTAAATAGATGGCAAAGATTGATTTAGATGGTGATGGTAAAGCGGACGTAAGCATTAGCGTAACGCAAATAGTAACCTTGTTAGCAATGTTCGCTTCTATAGTAGGATCTTACTATACGCTAAGCGGTAAGATCGAAGCTAATAATGTAGGTATTAAAAAGCTAAAAGAAAACGAGCAAAAATATACTTGGCCTAATCAGAGAAAAACGGAAGAAGAGGTAAAGCAGCTAGAGGCTGAAATGCGAGCTTTTATGAAAGATATAGAATACCTAAGAAGAGATATAGATAATAAAAAAAGATAATATGAATACTCTATTAATTATAATTACTATTTTAATGTTCGCTACCGCTATAATGATGGGGCTTACTATTTACGGACTTTTTACCGATAAAGATAAGGACGGTATACCCGACGCTATAGAAGATAAATTTAAAGAACTTAAGGTAGAGATTAAGAAATTAAAAAAATGAAGTACTTTACTCTTAACGAGTTCGATTGTCCTTCTCTTAGCGAATCGGGAATTAATATGGATAGATCCTTCCTCGAAAAACTCGAAGAGGCTAGAGAGTACGCTAATATCCCATTTAGGATTACGAGCGGATATAGAACTAGGGAGCATAACGAAAAAATCGGAGGTGTCGAAAATAGCTCACACCTTATCGGAAAGGCCGCAGATATCGGAGTCGGTAGCGGAAACGAAAGATATATTATTCTTAACGCTCTTATTAAAGCGGGATTTAAACGTATCGGGATCGCTAAAACATTTATCCACGCCGATACAGACTCTATCGATCAAGGAGGAACTAAACCTAACTCGGTCTGGACTTACTAATACCGTAGGTAGTACGCTATGCTTAAACTTTTATTAGGATTACTTAAAGGAGGTGACGGAAGAAAATCGGTAGCGGGTAACCTAGCTTGGGAGATACGAGAAGCTATAAAAGGAAAAGAACTAGATCCTAACGAGCTTATAGCGATACAAACTAAGATTAACGAAATAGAGGCTAAGCATCGAACGGTATTCGTAGCGGGATGGAGACCTTTTATCGGATGGGTATGCGGTATAGCTTTCGCGTTTCATTATATAGTAATGCCTTTACTTTTAGCCTATACGGATATAAAACCTATAGAGTTCGATACTAATAGCTTATTTACCGTCCTAATGGGTATGTTAGGTCTCGGAGGTCTAAGAACTTACGAGAAGCTTAAAGATAAGTCTAGTTAGTAATGAAGAAAATAGTTATTAACTACGAAAAAAATAAAGTACAAAGAAAGGGAACGCATAGTAAATCTAAATCTTCGGCTTTAAAATCCTCTAAAAATTATAAGAAAAAATATAGAGGCCAAGGTAGGTAGTGTTAAAAAGTTTATTTTACAATTTAAAAAAATAACCTCTACCTTTGGCGGGTGGAGGCTACTAATATAGTAACCTTAAATAAATAAAGTAAATGAGTGAAGATATGACTATTAGAAAATTAGCGGAGAAAATAGCTAAAGACTTTCAATTATCGGTAAAAGAACGTACCGACGCTATACTAGAACTAGACGCTATAAGTTATACCAACGTAGGTTTAGATTCTTCTAAAAAAGAAAAAACTAAAGTAAAAGCTGATAGTAAATATCTTTACAGACTTATAAAAGGATTTAACGAAGTAGATGGTAATTTATTACTAAACCATTTAGACTAATAAAATAATGTCTACTAAAGCTAAAAAACCTCAGAGAACTAGAGTAATAAGAAGATTAGACGAAGTATTCTCTAAGTATATACGACTAAGTAACTCTGATAAATACGGATACTGTACCTGCGTAACTTGCGGTAAAAAAGGACTCTGGGAAAAAGACATTATCGACGCGGGACACTTTATAAGCCGAAAAGCTATGGCAACGAGATGGGACGAACGAAACGTAAAACCGCAATGCCGATACTGTAATAGATTTAGAAACGGGATGCAGTACGAGTTTAGTAAATATCTTGGTAATAACTTAGCCGAAGAATTAAGCTTAAAGAGTAAAGAAATAACTAAATTTACTATCGACGAATTAGAAGAAATGATATCAGAGTATTCTAGTAAGTTAAAGAGTTTTCTCTAAATTAATTATTTGTTTTAATGCGGAAGAGGGTAAGGTTTAATCTTTACCCTTTTTTTTTATTAAGAATTTTTTAGTAACTTCGTAAAAGATAACTTTAAATAATTAATTATGAGCGATAAAACTCAAGTTTACATTATAAGGCAAAACGCCTTAACTAACGCGAACGTATTTTGGGCTAAAGAAGAATCTAAGACGGAAGATAAAGTTTTAGAAACGGCCGAGAAATACGCTAACTGGGTACTAGGAGGAGAAGTAAAAAGTAGTTTACCTCCTTTACCTAAGGTCGAAGATGACGATAAAAAGCCTTGGCTTAACTTTAATACTCCCGACTATAATAAAGCTATAGATCTTATAAAAGAAGGGTATACTATTAAAGACCTTAGAAACTTATATAAAGTAGGTAATAAAGTAGCTAATGAACTCGAAAAGATCTAGTATATCAAAAACGTATTTTAATAATAATAATTTAAAAGTAGAAATAAAATGGAAAAAAAGACAACCGCGATTATATCAGGAAGTATTGAACTTACTGCTATCGATAAATCAAGACTAATAAACGGTAAGAACGGAAAGACTTATCTTAATTTTACCGCTATGGTACAGAACTCTTCTTCTTACGGTAATAACGTTTGGGTTACTCAAACTATATCTAAAGAAGATAGAGATAATAAGGTAAAGGCTATTACTCTAGGTAACGCAGCCGTTAAATGGATAGGAGAAGGAGGTATCTCCGTAGCCGAAAGAAACGAAGTAACGAATCAAGAGCAGAACTCGGATAGAGCTTCTATTGATTTACCTTACTAATTAAGGGGGCTTATAGCCCCTTTTTTTTATATATTTATATAATGAAAATAAGAAGTGGAGAAATGCCAGAAGATTTTTGGAATTATCTAGTAAATCCTATAGTAGGATATTATATAGAAAAGGAAGATTATCATTCTAGGAAAATAGAGAAAAAATATAATAGACTACCGCAAAGTTTAAATAAATGATAGCTGAAACAAATAAAATAAAAGAGAGAATTTTCGATATAAAAAACGGAAAAATAGTAGAAGGATTAAAAGTAGGAGTACCCGATATAGACGAATATATAAGATATAAGCAAGGTAATTTCTGCCTCTGGATAGGCCACGCAAATGTCGGAAAAAGTTCCGTTATGATATATTTTTTAGTACTCTGGGCTTCTATACATAAATTAAAATTCTTAGTATGGTCTAGCGAAAATACGCCTGACTCGATAGTAAGAAAAATAATAGAGTTTAAAATGGGTAAGCCTATACATACCGCTTCCGAAGAAGAAATAGCTAATACTATAGAATGGTCTAACGAGTATTTTAAAGTAATAGACGTAGAGGATCTATATACTTATAAAGATTTACTAAAAGAAGCTAAAGCTATAAAAGACGCTTGGGGTTACGACGCTCTTCTTATAGACCCTTATAACTCTCTTACGGTAGACTCGCAAATACTAAGAGGTATAGGTTCGCATTTATACGATTATAGAGTCGCTTCCGAATTTAGGCTCTTCGCTAAGAAAGAAAATATAACCGTATTTCTTACGGCTCACGGAGTAACGGAAGCTTTAAGAAAGGTTTACCCTAAAGGCCACGAGTACGAGAACTTACCTCAACCTCTAGGTTTAGCCTCCGTAGAAGGTGGCGGTAAATGGGGTAATAGAGCCGACGACGTAGTTTGTTGTCATAGAATGACTAACCACCCTACCGATTGGATGTTCTCCGAGCTTCACGTTTTAAAGGTCAAGGAAACGGAAACAGGCGGAAGATGCACCCCTTATCAAGAGCCTTTGCGTCTACGAATGATAAAAAATAATGTAGGATTCGAATTTTTAGGTAAGGATATACTACATAGCAAAAAGTCTAATTTAGAAGAGGTTTTATTTTGATTACTTTATTATATATACTAGTAGTATTAGCAATTTTTAAAATCTTTATAGGTTTAGTATTTAACGCGGAGATTTCTTTCGCTCCTATATTCGGAGTTATGGTAGGTAGTCTTTACGCTTATACCGACTACGAGGAAGGAAGAGAGCATACGCTACAGGTTTGTATAATATTTTTAAGTATAACGGTAATTTGGATAGAGACTTAGATTGGTTAAATATAGTAGCTAAAAGGCATAAGTATTGGGTAGGAATAGTCCGAAGTATTATAGGTGATTTTTACGCCGAGGATATAGTCCAGGAAGCTTATATTGCCTTAACTAAGTATAGCGATCCCGATAAAATAATAAAAGACGGTAAAGTAAGCGAGGGGTATATGTTTTTTACCTTAAGATCTTTAGCTTACCAATTTTATAATAAAAAGAAAAAAGTAAGTATAATAAGTATAGATATAGACGAAAGTTTTTTACAATTACCCGATAAGGATAATATAGAGGAAAACGAGGCGTTTCATAAAATTTGCCTTCTAGTAGACGACGTAGCTAAAGATTGGCATTGGTACGATAAAAAAATCTGGAGACTCTATAGTCAGACGGATATGAGTATAAGAAAACTCGCAGCAGAAACTAAAATTAGTTGGGTTAGTATATTTAATACTTTAAAAAATCTTAAATTAGATATTAAAAATAAAATAGAGGAAAATTATGAAGACTACAAATTCGGAGACTGGGAAAGAATCGATACCGACCGATAAGAGAACAAAAGAGTATAAGGAATGGGTTAAGAACCATACCGCTATGACTACGGGACTAGGAACTAAAATAGAGAAGGTAACTAAAGCTACGGGTATAAAAAAAGTAGTAGATACCGTCTTTGATGCCTTAGGAAAAGACTGCGGATGCGACGCTAGAAAAGAAAAACTTAATCAGCTTTTTCCTTCTAGAAAGCCCGAGTGTTTTACCGAAGAAGAGTTTAATTTAATTAAGACCGCTATAGATACTAAAAAGAATAGGTTTAGCGGAGAAGAGGTTAAAAGGTACGCAGCTATCTACGAACGTATCTTTAGAACTAAAGTAGAATGTACTCAGTGTTCTTTTAAAAATACCGTTTGGAACTCTCTAGTTAGGATATATAAAGAATATTCTTAAATTTAAAACAAATAATTAAAAATGGAGAAAGTTAAATTACTTAAAGAAATAGAGTTTAGTAATAATTTCGCTATAGTCTCTTCTAGACTCCTAGAATGGAATAAGAAAAAACCTATGCCCGAATTAACCGAAATGATATCTGCGGTAACTAAATGGTATTTCTATACTTTCGAACTAGAAAATAACGATAATATTAGAGATAAGATAATAAGCGAATATAGAGCGGATAAACTTAGGGCTATAGAAAGAGCTAGAAAGGCAGAGGAGAAACTAGAAAAAGTAGAAAAGGAATTAGAGAAATATAAGATCGCTTATGGATAGTCTACTAGCTGGTTATATAGCCTTTAGGATATTAGAATACTTATTAGTTAAGTTATATTATTTTATAGTAAATGAGTAATTATATGGATAATTTAAAAGGATACGTTACCGATACTACTACGGGTTTAGTATACGAAGGAAGAAAAGACGGAATAGTAGAAAAGGTTAAGAACCTTCTAGACTCTAGGTCTAAGAAAGGTATTAAAGAATACGGTATTACTTTAGAAGATAACCCCGACGGGTTTTATAGATGGTTAAGGGAACTACAAGAAGAACTTTTAGACGCTGCTTTATATATAGAAAAGATAAAGGCTCAGAAATGAAGACTCCGATAGAAGAATTACTCGAATTAGAATCTAACTTAACTAATATGTTCGACTCAGACGTAAGAGTAGCTTTAGCTATACTAGAATATATTAGAACTAATAAGAAAGATATTCTTAAGAAAGAGAAAGAACTAAATC